TCGATGTAGGTATATCCTCTCCAGTTTCCCCGATGCCCGTAGCGATCGACCAGCTTCATGAACATCATGGCAAGGCTGTTGGTCATCTTGCCGTGGTCCTTGGAAAAGTGGCCGTTTTCAAGCCCGCCTTTCCAGTGGCTCTTGAGAACGCACCTTAGATGGCCGTCCTCCATGACATAGTGCTGGAAAGGAGGGAAATTACAGCGTATATGGCGTTCGGCAATGGTCTTGGCCTTGTCGATCTTTTCAGGATTGATGGGTATGTGGTCGTAGGTCATTACCCTGATCACGATCGATTCGATAGGAACGTCATCCATGGATGATGTTATCTTTGGGTCCTTGATGCCTTCCAGTAGCTGGCTCTTCCGTTCGATGGTCTGCATGTCGGCCAACCTCTTCTTCCTGGCCTCCTCGATCCTGTCAGGAGTTATGGATTTCACGTCCGCCACGATGAAGTCGTATCGCGTGTGTACCGCATCGATGTATGAGCAATAGGTGATCTTGCTCCTGTGGATCTCTTCCAGGAGATCCTTGTTGGTTAGATACTTGATTTTCGTCGGGGGTGCTAATGCCATGGTGATCCTTGGGGAGCGGGGTTAAACAACTGCATTGTAACGATTATCTCTCATTGAGTCAAAACGGTTGGAAATTATCGTGGGGGTTTAACTCGGCCATAAATATCAGCATCTAAATCGTGGATGATATGAGGCATATTCCGACATGGAGAACTATGGTTACATCGAACCTGGAACCGGGGGACAAACAACGATACAATCTGGTGCCAGGGTAGAGTCGGCGACCCCGGGGGCATCACCCGGGTCATTACAGGTGAATCAACAGTCACCTAGTTTTCTAAATCAGATCGGTGATCCTCCAAAATCTCCGGAAAATCTAGAAGATACTGGCGGTCGTCGGGTTAGGCTGAGATTCAAACCAGGTGCCGGTATAGGTAATGATGTGGGAAGTTTGGACGGTATAATGGCACCGATACAGTCCACCAGAGGAATGGTGTTCCCCTATCAGCCGGTCATAACCTATCAACAGGAAGTGACGTATCAAAATATCGAAATGGTACATACTAACCAGGATTTCCTTGCATATACCAGGACTCCTGCCTTGAAGCTACAGGTCGACGGGGAATTTACCGTTCAAAATCAAGCCGAAGGCAGATACGCCCTGGCATGCATACATTTCCTGAGAACCGTATCGAAGATGTGGTTTGGTGGTTCTAGCAGCGTTGCCGTTCAGAAACAAGGGACTCCGCCGCCTGTGTTGTTGTTTGATGCGTACGGGCAATACATGTTTAACCAATTACCGGTGGTAGTAACCCAGTTTACGGTAACACTTCCAAAAGAGATCGACTATGTTCCGGTCAAGATTTTAACCAATTCGTCAAACAGCCAACCAACGCCGGTTGCCAATTCAGACTACAACAATTTTTCTAACATTAATTCCAAAAACATAAACCAGAGCAATGAAACGGGGTATGCTTGGTTGCCGGCATTGTTTAACATACAGGTACAGCTAACAGTTCAGAACACTCCTCAACGGCTGCGTGCGTTTGATTTATCGAAATTTCGAACGGGAGAGCTATTGCGAGGAGGATCTTGGGTATGACGCAGGTATCTTACAAATCTTCTAGTCCTTATGCGAGTACCGATCAGGTTAACGTCTATCTGGAATATCTTGATTTTTGGAACGGTCCTTTTATTTTACCGGATACGTCCGATATGAAATACGTGGTTCAACCAAAATATGATAAGAGACCAGACCTTCTTAGTTATGACATGTTTGGAACCACAGGATGGTGGTGGATTTTTGCCATGAGAAATCCGGACATCATCAAGGATCCGATCTATGACCTCAAGGCAGGCATCACCATTTACATACCAGATAAATCCAATCTACCGTCGAGGGATGTTGCATGACTGATGAGGTAGTCAGAGGTTTACGGCCGGCATCGGCATCTGGTGGAATACCGGCAAATCCGTCGCCAGATGTATCAGCTGGTGTCATATCAGTCTCTCCGCAATCAATCCCTCTTGATGGGCAAGCACCGGTATTGGAAAATCTTCTTGCTAGGCAGAATCAAACCAATAACCAATATCTTGGTGCATCTGCAAATCAAAATAGAACCGATGCAATGTTGCTGGCTGGATCTAGAGACCGCGCTTTTCAACACGTCCCAAACGTTCTTGACCAATATGCTAATTATACCTATCACATAAAATGGAGCTTAACCGACGATATAGTTGGATCGAGCGTGCAAAATCCAGAGGAATTTCGAAATGTCACCAAGACGGTTATAGCCGAAAGCGGAGTGACAGCAGGCTTCAACATCATTGATTTTGAGCTTGAAAACCTATGTTCTCCTCAAAATCGAGTTCAATCGATGCTGCATACCAGTTTCAAGATGACCATCAAGGAACCATATGGTCTAAGCCTAGTTGATAGGATCTATAGCTTGTCTAAGTTGATGGGGGTGAAAAATCATCTAACCAATTCCAGCTTCATAGAGATATGGTTTACCGGATACAACGAGGATGGTAACATCGCAACCACGGAGATGAGCCGGGCCATATACAAGCTGTTTAGGGTTAACATCACCAAGCTTGAATCGGATACCAAATCGGAAGGAACGACCTACAACATCGAGGGCATATTTGATAACATGTATGCCAACAGCGATCATGTTGCCGTGGCGCCGGATGGTGCTAACATCGGACCGGTTACCACGATTGGGCAATTCTTTGATCAACTGGCGGCAGTGCTGAATGCACAGCAGCAGAACCTCCAGTATGATTTCCAGAAAAGGATTGAATACAAGTTCAACGTGCCAACATGGATGAGGGACTGGAAGTTTAGCCGCAATAATACCGACAGCCAGCGGAACAGCAGCATTAGCGTGCAAAACTCAGCAAACGTGACCAATCCAACCATCAGCATTTCTCGAGGCATGGACATCAACACTATCCTATATTTCGTCATCGCCATGACCGAGGAAGGAAAGAGATATGTTGCTGGTGAGAATCGTCAACCAAATCAACCAAGTGCGGTGCAGGGAGGTAGAAGCCAGGCTAGCATTTCGGCAAATGGCATGGCTAACATCATTGCTGTTCATAGCCGATCTCAGCTGATAGGATTTGATTACATCACCAATGATTACATACGCAGGATAACCTATACCTTCACGGAATATCCAACATCTAGGGCGATGATTGATCAGAATAACGTGCAGGCAGCAACCCAGCCAGCACAGCAGGCCGATAGGGTTAGGACCCTTTCTGGATCTAAGAGATATCACAAGAGCTATAACTACATCTTCACTGGATTGAACCTTGACGTCATCAAGCTCGATATCAAGCTTGAATGGTTTTGGCAAGCCACCATTCCTACGCAGCTCGGTGAAAACGTCTACAGCAATTTTTCTCCTGGAGCACAAATTGATCCAAACGGGGTATCCAGCAACATACTGAACCAATATAGGGCAGCAAGATCTAGATTGAGCCGGGCGCAGGCACAGCTAGCGTCGTCTGAGGCAACCCTTGGTCGATCGGGATTGAGTGTTGCTGAGAGGCAAGCTGCTGAACAAAACAGGGCATCGGCAAGGGTTGAGGTTGCGGCAAGCCGGTCGGAGGTTGATCGGTTTGGTAACAATGCCCAGCGTTTCCAAGTCATCTGGGATAATCAAAGCGCTGGACAACAAGCGGTGCAGAACATATTGATCGGTGACACGGCACTACTGAGAGATCAAACGGTAGCAGCCAACCTGCAAAGTCGTTTGTCATGGATGAATATGACAAGGGGTCTTAGCGGAGACATGTATCTGGAGGACGTTAAGGTGCAAAACGTGTATTCACAGCCCTTGATGATAAGCTTCCGACCAAATCCAGGGCCAATAAGCCAGGCTACCACCATAGGCGGCGACGGTTCCACCGAAAGGACTAGCGCACAGCAGGGACCTGGAAATCTACCAAAAAATCGAAGCCTAGTTTCAGCGGTCCTAAACGATGTCATGAGCACCCCATATTTTGCGGCGATTGACCTTGAAATACGCGGGGATCCGTATTGGATTGGTCTGGGTAACATTGAGGAAACACGGAGAATAGGAGACGGTAATCAGCCGATTGATTATACCTCCGAAAGTGCGTGGTTTTATGGAGGTGAGACTGGATTCTATCTGACTTTTCGTACCGGAGAACCGCCAAATGAAAGCAATGGGTACGTAGAATTCACCAACACCAGCATTGCATTTACCGGGTTATACAACGTTACGACGGTCAAGAGCGTTTTTAAGAATGGCCAGTTCACCCAAACGCTCAAGGCTATCAAGGATGCACTGTTGCAACCTCAGGATGGCTCTTCTACTCCTACCACGGCATCCTCTACCAACACTGCGGTTCCCGTTGCGGCAAACGGTATGATAATTGGCGGAGTTTAGTGCGAATCTTGGGATTTTTGATCCGAATGTGATTCGCGTGATCTAAGAATGATGAGGCACTTATGGTAACCCTAGCAAGACACGTAAACACTCCGGATAGCTACAGCCTGGAGCTTCCTGGCCGAGCAACCCTGCAGGATAAGCTGTACGTTGGATTCGTCAAGGTAGCTGACGATGTCCTGAGGATGGGCAGGCTGAAGGTATGGATACCGGAACTGAATGGTGACCCAAACGATGAGAACGGGTGGTTCCTTGTTAGCTATTGCGCACCTTTTGCCGGCGCGACCAACGTGTATGACAACAAGAACGAGAACACCTATGCCGGTACCCAGAAAAGCTACGGCATGTGGTTCGTTCCGCCGGACATCAACAACGAGGTCGTTTGCGCCTTCATAAACGGTGACCCTGGTCGGGGGATCTGGTTAGGGTGCCTCTATCAGCAATTCATGAACCACATGGTCCCTGGCATACCGGGACAGGAATCCACCGCGTCGACACCGGTTTCCGAATACAACAAGAAGGTCAATAACCCGAATCTAAACGCACCGACCAGGCCGTCATATGATCCGCTGGCAGAAGGTCTCCTTCTGCAGGGGCTGAACGCCGATACCATCCGAGGAGTGAGCGATGCTGGTGCCCGCCGTGACGAGCCGGCCAACAGCGTGTATGGGATACTGACCCCTGGTGGTAACCAGGTGGTGTTTGATGACAGCCCTAGCAACGCATACATCAGGCTGCGCACCCAGCATGGTGCCCAGATAATGATCAACGATACGTCCGGATTCATCTATCTCAACAGCGTGGATGGAAAGAACTGGATCAGCATGGACGCGACCGGTAAGATCGACATCTATGCGCAGGACGACATCAGCATCAGGAGCCAGGGTAGCCTTAACATACGAGGTGATCTTGACGTTAACATCGAGGCAGGGCGCGACATCAACATGCGTGCCCGCGGCAGGCAGGCCGGTGCGGGCGTGGCCACCAATCCCGTCAGCGACACGCCTCCCACCCTTCCGCAGAACGGCAACATCACCGTCGTTGGTGATAGCATAGCGGTTGGTACCGGTCAGCGCATAAGCGGTGCCGTGGTTGCTGCTACCGTTGGAGATAACTCCACCGCGATACTCAGCAAGGTGCAGGGAAACGAAAGCGTCAAGGGATTCGTCAATGCCATAGTCAGTGCCGGCAGCAACGATATCGTGCAGGGACCAAACGGCCAGCCGCAGGGAAACTCGGCCCTCCTCACGCAGAACCTAGGTTCGATCAGAACGGCGCTTGCCGCGAACAACTATGTGTGGTTGCTTCCCTATTACGAGCCGGCCAAGACGGTGGTAAAATCCTTTGCCGATAGCAAGGGCGACAAGACCCTTGATCTCAGCAGATATCCGACATCCGATAACATCCATCCTCGAGATTATGCCTTGGTGGCCAACGACGCCCAGACACAGTGCGTTCCGGCACCGAACACCATCGTTGGGCCGACCGGAACGGCAGATGCCGGTAACTACACCACCGGATATTACAGGACCCTGCCCGAGGCTGAGGCGGGTGCTGCCAAGTATCGATCGGCGGCTGATTACGTTCGGGCCAATCCAAACCTCTATACTCCGGATGAGCAGCGGGCGGCATTCAGGTTGGAGGCGGCATCAAACGCCGAGGTCCAGAGATTGCAGAATGAGGGCCAAACAACACCTCAAGTCATACAGGCTGCCCAGCCGGGACCAACAGGACCGGTGGCAAACGGAGCGGCAGTTCCTGCACCAGGTACCACGGGGGCCACCGGAGCAACCGGACCGACCGATTGGAGGGCCATAGCTGGGCCGTTCATCAAGAAAGAGGAAGGACGTGCCGGAAGACCGGTCCTAACGGCATATCCAGATCCTCCGAATCGAACCGATCAGTT